CTGCGTCTATGAATGAATAGATGCGCTACCAACACAATCGCCCCGGCGCATAGCCCGCGTCGGGGCAACCAAAGAGGAGAACAGAACGATGACTGAGAAAACTCTAGGTCCGCGCAAGGGGGAGGAAGCGGTCTTCAAATATGAAAGCGCGCTCTTTGATTTAGAAGTAAAGCTAACCAAGGCTGATAAAGCGATAAAAGCTAAAGACGCCCGCATTGCTGAGTTGGAAGAGGAGGTGGCAGAAGAAAGGTCTACGCTAAACGCATGGTTTGACCGCCGAAAACTGGCCCATGATGCCATAGATAAGGAAGTTTTAGACGCGGCCAAAGGCTACCTTAGAACGTGCCGTAGCGGAGGAATGTCCCGCGAGGAAAGCGACCTGATCGCTGGTGTGATTGAGCATATGGCACGGTTATCCTTGTTTGCTGACCTCTTTGCCCGCGCTGCCCTCAAAGGAGAACAGACATGAAAAATCCCGTGAACCGTCTCGTCGCATACTCAAGCGCGCCAGATGTTTACGATCCACCGACACCCGACGAGTGCAAAGCAGCCGCGCTGTTGCTTGCTCAATGCACAGACACACTGAAGCGGATCGTTCGCAAAGACGACGACGCTTACAATTGGGCCGTGTGGACGTTGGGATCATTGAAGGGACTGGTTGATGATGACAGAGGATGAGTTGGAAAACCTACTAGAGCAAGAAGCCAAGATAGCGGGCGAAGAGACCCTCCGCCTCTTGAGCCATTGGAGGGGGAGAAACGCCAACCTTATGATCCTCCTGCCCATCCTACTGACATCGGCCTTGAGTGCGCTCAGGACTTGCGTAGGCAAAGAACTATACGACGACACGGTGAGGATGGTGCTCGCCCGTGTGGAAGAAAAACAAATCTCAGACAAAGGACAAGAGAATGAACCGAGCCGACGTGTACACTAAGTTTCCTCAGGCCAAAGAAACCACGGTCTTCATCGAGACGATCACCCGATACAATAGCGCCTTCGGCACCACATCAGAGGGAGATCGAGTGTTCCTGAACACGCGCCTCATCGAAGCGGTGGGGCTGCAGGAGGGTGACTTGACCCGGTGTCATGTGCTGCCAAACTACGAGGATAAACGAGATGAGATTCCGTACCGTGCCATCCGTGCCGGCGCCCCCGAAGCTCAGCCAGAGCCAGATGTTCTGGAGAAGCCAGAAACGAAGCCCCCGGTACAAGAAATCCTCTACGAGTACCTGAAAAAGGTGGGCCCCACGAGCACCAGTTCGCTTGTCTCAGCGCTGAACGACCCTCGAGCCGGGACTAACGAAGTACATCGGGCATGCTCGCAACTGCATTCGGATGGGGAGATCGCCCGAGCCTTGGTTTACCGGACTCCGGGTCAAGGCCGAGCCTCCATGACTTTGTGGGCTTTGAGTGTAGAAGAGTTTGAAGTCGAGCAAGAACTGGGCTAATCTACCCAGATTGTTCAACCTCTAACTCCAAAGCCTAACTGGCTCCGCTCCGGCGGGGCTTTTTTTGGTGGGGTTGGGCGGGTATCCCCCGCCCCTACGCAGTTGATTCAACGTCCTCAGTATCGAACGTCTCGAGGTATGCATTGCGGATCAAGACCGTGAGTTCACGGGCCATGGACCGTTGATCGTGGCTGGCGAGACGACGGAGACGCTCGTGGTCGTCGTGAAGAACAGCGACGTTTCGAAATTTCAGTTGTTCCTTAGGCATTTTATCTCTCTTTCCTTGTTGGCTTTTTGTACCCTACTTGCTTGCTGGGCGCAACAAGCCCTTTGCTGGCCCGAAGCTCCCGGCCCAAGGCCGCTGCGACCTCTGGTGTGAGTCCCGCCTCGGAGACCAACTGGTCGCGGGTCGCCGCCGCGCGGTCCCGCCCGCGCATTCCACGCAGCATGATCTCTTGAACCTTGTCCGTGTACACTGGTTTTACTTCCCGACGTTTAGCCATTCTCGCACCTCCTCTCCTAAAACCTTGGCGCCGATCTCGATCTTAGCACGGAGCGCCTGCACGATCTTCTCGTCGATTGTGTCTTCTGTGATCAGGTCGATATACGTGACGTTGTTCTTCTGTCCAATGCGGTGCGCTCGGTCTTCGCTTTGGATGCGGGTTTCGAGGTTGAAGTCGTTCGCGTAGTAGACGCAGAGGTTTGCTTCGGTCAGCGTCAGTCCGTACCCGGCGGTCGCTGGGTTGCCCACAAAGAAGCGGAGCGGGTGATCGGGATTCTGGAAGTTCTGGACAATGTCGTTGCGCTCGTCATCGGGGGTGTCCCCGTAGTATGATGCGGCACAACCCTCGCCGAACTTCGCTTCCAGTTCGCGCACGATCTGCTGGATGTCATACCGGAAGCGTGACCAGATGATCGCCTTGCCGTCGTGCTCGTCGAGCGCCTCGATCAGTGCGTCCATGCGCTTGGAGGGGAAGTACACCATCTCACCGTCGTCCGTCTTGAGATGCCCAGACAGCACCTGCTGCAGGCGAAGTAGCTGCGTGATGACCTGCGGGGCCGACACCAGTTCCCCATCCTCAAGCAGCGTCATGGCGTACTCTTTGATCTGCGCGTACATGCGTCGTTGCTCGTCCGTCATCGACACATATCGCGCGGTGTAAATTTTCTCCGGCAGATCGAGGCAGTCCTTTTTCAGGACGCGGAAGCTGTGTCGATCGACTTGTTCGGTGAGCTCGTCCAAGTTTCGATAGCCGACCAGCTGGTTGAAACTGTGTCGACCCATGCTCCTCTTGACCATGACAGCGTAGCGGCTCTGAAAACTGTAGAAAGAATCGTGGCCCAAGAGCCGAGGTCCGAGGAACTCGAACTGCGCGTAGATATCCATGGGCGACTTGGTCACGGGCGATCCGGTCAGGATGCGGCGATAAGAGAACCCTGCCGCGATCTTCATCAATGACTTGGTCCGCTTTGCCTTGGGATTCTTGATGGTGGTTGACTCGTCGATGGCGATCATGCCTGTTCGTCCGAGACGATCGGACATCCAATCACCCGCCTTCTTACCCTTCAGTGTGGAGAACGCTTCGACGTTCATCACGAAGATGGTGAGGCCTTCGAAGTTCTGGCCGACGGACTGGAGTTCGGCGCGTTGTGCCTTGTTCGGATTGGCGACCCAGCGGATGACCCGGTGCGGGATGTTGTCGGTCAGGTGGTCGGGTATCTCTTTGGAAACCCAGTTTCGGTACACACCCTTGGGCGCAATCACGAGTGCAAAGTCGACCTTTCCCTTCAAGTAAAGATGTGCCATGTTGTCTATCAGGCATTTTGATTTACCGGTCCCCATCTCCATGAGAAAACCGAAAGACTCTTCATCCGCTCCCTCCACCAATGCATCCGTCTGATGCTGGTAGGGCGTGGTCTTGAATGTTTTCGGGTCGATTGCTGTTGACATGTCTACTCACTCCAATTACATGATGGGTCACAGGTAGCAAACAAGCAGCCTGTTATCAACCCCCAACCTGAAGAGGAAAAACTTGTGACAGATATCTTTGAAGACATTTTCGACGACGCCGCAGCCTTGGGCGATGTCGATGCGGACAAGGGGCGGACACTGTCCCACCTCGTCCGCAATCTCCGCGGCGTAGAGCGGGAGATCAAGGACGCGGAGGAGCACATCAAGGCTCTGAAGCAGCAGAAGCACAAGCTGTCGACTGAGCAAATCCCTGCACTGATGGACGAGATGGGCGTTGAGCGCCTCGACGTTGACGGCGTGACCGTCAGCAGGAAGCTGATCGTGCATGCTTCGATTCCGGGGGACCGGAAAGAGGAGGCCTATGGATGGCTTCGTCAAGAGGGTCTCGACGACATCATCAAGAACGATGTGTCGCTGAGTTTCGGCCGAGGCGAAGACAACAAGGCAGGCGATCTCGTTGCCCGTCTGGAAGCAGATGGTTTCAACCCGCAGACCAAGACTGCGATCCACCCGATGACCCTCAAGGCGTTCGTGAAAGAGCGTTTCGAGAACGGGAAAGCAATCGACCTCGACATGTTCGGGGCATACATCGTCAACGCTGCAGAAATTCGGAGAAAATAATCATGACAACCGCAGTTGCAAAAGCAAAGAACACCGCCGTGTCCACCGACCTGATGGACGATATGATGCTCGACGCCGGGGAGGGTGCTGCCTTCTCCGCTGACGAGATGCAAATCCCCTTCGTTCGTCTGCTGCAGGCACTGAGCCCGCAGCTTAACAAGAAGAAGCCGGAGTACATTGATGGCGCTTCGTCTGGCGATGCGTTCAACAATGTGACGGGTCAATACTGGAACGGAGAGACAGGGATCAAGGTCGTCCCTTGCTTCCAGACCACGAAGTATCTTGAATTCACACCTCGAGATGCCGGGGGCGGTTTCCGTGGAGAAATCCCTGCAAGCAGCCCGCTGCTTCAGCAGACCACCCGGTCTGGGTCCAAGGAAATCTTGCCCAACGGCAACGAACTCGTAAAGAGCGATCAGCATTTCTGCCTGATCGTGGACGAAGACGGGTCGTCTCAGCCTGCTGTGATCGATATGAAGTCTACTCAGCTGAAGGTCAGCCGCCGTTGGAAGACCCAGATCGCAATGCAGAAAGTGACCGCTCCGGATGGTCGAAAGGTGACCCCGCCTTTGTACGCCACGATCTGGACGTTGCGCTCGGTCGAAGAGAGCAACGACCAAGGTGACTGGGCCAACTGGGTGGTGGAGCGTGAGGGTCTCATCGAGGATCGCGAACTGTACCAAGAAGCCAAGACCTTCCGCCAGTCGATTGAGGCAGGGGAAGTGAAGGCCGCGTCGGAAGAGAGCACGCCGAGCGGTAGCTCCAATGACATGTCTCCGGACGACATCCCGTTCTAAGAACCTTGAACGGCCCGTGTGTCACGCAATGATACACGGGCCGTTCTTTCTCACACCAGAACGGAGATAACATGACGCAGGCGGAACGACTGCTGCGCGCGTTTGACGGATCGACGCATGCGCACGGGAAAACAACGGTTGGCCGCATAGGACGAGGCGGCAAGGCAGAAGCGAAAAGCATGATGATCCGTGGTCAGATGACCGTGGACATGGTGTCAGAGCACATTCAGGGCGGGCAAGGCTACGGCGCCGTGCCGATCACAGACCAGAACATGGTTCGGTTTGGGGCGCTCGACATCGACACATACAATCTCGACCTCAAAGCATTGAACAAGAAGATCAGGGAGACCAAGCTCCCTATGCTGATGTGCAGATCAAAGTCGGGAGGGGCACACGTCTATCTGTTTCTCGACGACTGGTACCCGGCGTCGTTGATCCGTGAGTATCTGGCCGAGATATCTATCTCTCTTGGCTTCTCCGGTTGCGAGATATTTCCCAAGCAGGACGAGATTCTCTCCGAGCGGGGTGATCTCGGCAGCTTCATCAACATGCCGTACCACAACGCGGACACCACAACACGCTACTGCTTCGACGAGAACGGAGAGGCCATGAGCCTCGATGAGTTTCTCGATGCGGTGGAGGCGATACGATGCAGCCCCGCAGTGATCGACATGTCGAAGGTTTCGGGGAGCCGCGAGTGGTTCAGTGATGGTTACGCCTGTCTTCGGTACATCCTGAAAGATGGTCCGGTGTCCGACAACCGCAATCTAATCATGTTCATGATCGGACTATACTGCAAGCGGAAGTGGCCGGACGATTGGAAGATGCAGATGGAGAGCTTCAACGGGCAGGTATTTACCACACCTCTCGCGGCCACGGAGGTGGTCAATCTGCAGAAGTCTCTCGAGAAAAAAGAGTACGGGCCGACGTGCGACACCGAGCCATTCAAATCTCATTGCGACAAGCTGGCCTGCAAGAACTGCCCGTTCGGTGTGAACGGTGACGCTGAGAGCAAGGCCACGGTCGGTGGGCTAACGGTGATCCTGACCCAGCCGCCATATTACTTCATGGATGTGAATGGAAAGCGCGTCGAGCTAGACTCGGAGTCACTGGTGAACCAGACCAAGTGGCAGAAAAAGGTGACAGAGCAGATTCACTTTATGCCCAGCACCATCAAGCAGCAGGATTGGACGGGCCTCGTCAATGGCATGCTGAAGGAAGCGGTCTTCATCGAGGTGCCGCGCGAACTGACCCTTGAGGGTAAATTCGAGGATTTGCTCAAGCAGTTCTGCACCGGATCGGTGCAAGCCATGGAGTCCGCTGAAGTGTTCAACGGGAAGCCGTGGTTCAGTGACGGCAAGATTCACTTCAAGATGGACGCCCTTGAGAACTTCCTGCGCAGTAGAGCGTTCACTGAATACACGTCAGGCAAGATTCAGCAGGAGCTCAAGCGGGTCACCGGGGTCGAGGAGTGCCACGGCAAGATCAATTACTACAGGTCGGATGGCTCTCGGGCACAGGTCCGGGTTTGGTGGGTCAAGGAATATGACGACGAGCCCGCTGAATACGCCATCCAAGATGTCAAGAATGACATCCCATTCTAGGAGACAAAACGATGACGGTGACACAAATCTTTGGCCCTCCGGGTTGCGGCAAGACAACGGCGCTGATGGACGTACTGGAGGATGAACTAAGCGCGGGTACCCACCCCTCTCAGGTCGCGGTGTGCTCTTTCTCCCGCAAGGCGATCAACGAGTTCAAGGACCGAGTGACGGTTCGTTTGAATGTCGACAGCAAGAACTTCGACCACATGCGTACGCTGCACTCCACCGCGTTCCGCGCTCTGGGCTTGAACAAAGACGACGTCATGAAGCGCGACGATTACGAGGCCCTCGGCCGGATGCTGGGAGAGGTTTTCACCTTCGACCGCAACCGACCTGACGAGGGTACTCTGCTGCCATGGGGGCATGACAAAGGCGGTCGATACATGGCGATCATAGATCGGGCTCGGTATCGTATGGTCGACATTGAAGAGGAGTGGCGCTTTCACCAAACCTTCGAAATGTCACAGGCGAAGTGCCGGCAGATACAAGATCAGATGGCCCTGTATAAGACACGCATGTTCAAGCTCGATTTTGTCGACATGATCCAGCAATACGTCGATTCGGGCGAGGCACCTCAACTCAAGCTTTTTATCCTTGACGAGGCACAGGACTTGACCCCGCTGCAGTGGGAGATGGCAAAGAAGATCGCGGCCAACGCCGAGCGTACCTTCACCGCTGGGGATGATGACCAAGCCATCCACGAATGGAGCGGGTCGGAGGCAAAAAGCTTTGTCTCATACGGCGACGAGCGTCGGATTCTAACGCAGTCGTACCGCCTACCTGAGGCTGTGTTCAATTTGGCTGACCGTATCGTTCACCGGATTCGGAACAGGGTTCCGAAAGAGTACCACCCCAAGCCGGAGAAAGGCGAGGTACGCTGGCACAACCGCTTGTCTGATGTCCCTCTCGCCGAGGGATCGATAACTGTCATGGCCCGCACCAACGCCATCGCCACGAGGTTGGCCGGGGCCATCCACGACATGGGCTACTATTACTCCCTGCGGGGAAAGCCGCCGATCTCAGAGGAGAAGATCACGGCGCTGTCTTTGTGGCGGACGTTGGCCGACGGAGGATCGATCTCCGCCGCGGAGGTGGCCGTGCTCTACAAGAGCCTCCCGAAGCAAGGTCCGAGGGCCGTGCTCAAACGTGGAGCCTCCTCGCTCCTCGGTACTATTTTCGAGGAGGAGCGGATGTCTGCTTCGGATTTGGTGGAGAAGTATGGCATGCATGAGGGCGCGATCGAGCGGGACGTCTTCGACGTTCTGGGTCTTGGCGACCAGCTGTCTCAGTATCTACGCCGCATTGAGCGTACCGGGGAGGACCTGACCAAGCCCCCTCGCATTAAGGTCTCCACCATCCATGCGATGAAGGGCGGCGAGGACGACATCTGTGTCCTGTTCACGGGCGTCACGAAAATGATCGAAGAGACCGCGACGATGGAGGCCGAGCACCGGGTGTTCTACGTGGGGGTGACTCGAGCCAAGCGGGTCCTCCACATCGTGGAACCTCCGATGTACGAGGGTGGTCGGCGCAACTACAGGTACGAGATATGATCCGGAAAAAGAGGCTGAGAAAAAGCCGGAAAAAGGTTGTCGCAAGTGAGGGCAGGGGACCAGAGGTCCGCGAGCTTCGAAGGCAGGGCTTGCGGGCGGAGGAGATCGCCGCCGAGTTGGGCCTGTCTCGAGGGGGTGTCTACTATCATCTCAGCCACCTGCGGAATCCGGAAAACACGATTGTTCGAACCTGCGCCCGCGGCAACATGAATCGGGTTGTTGAGATGACGAAAAGGGGCCTCTTCGCGAGAGAGATTGCGCTGGAGCTCGGCATCGCCGTCAGCACGGTGTACGTTCACAGAAACCACGCGCGCGCGCAAAACTTACTCGAGGACAAAGACTATGGCCAAAAAGCAGCTGGATACAAAAACCGCTGGTTTCCTGACGAGGCTGGAGTTCGGCCAGCAGGAAGACGATTGGAACATCCCGGCAGAGTACCCCGACCTATCTGGATGCGCTGAGATTGGCCTTGACCTAGAAACCAAAGACCCGAACCTGACGACGCTCGGCCCGGGTTGGACACGCAACGACGGGTACATTGTGGGCATCGCCATCGCGACGGGGGACCAAGAGTGGTACTTCCCGATCCGGCACAAGAACGGTCACAACCTCGATCCCAAGATGACCATGCGCTGGTTGAAGAAGCAGCTGTCACGCGAAGATTTGACCGTCGTCATGCACAATGCCACCTACGATGCAGGGTGGCTCCGGTCTGAGGGTGTAGAGGTTAAGGGCCGCATTGTTGACACAATGATCGCGGCGCCTCTCGTTGACGAGAACCGCTTCTCGTACAGCCTGAACAACCTCGGCCGCGATTACATCGACATGCGCAAGGACGAGCGGATGCTGCGCGCAGCAGCGAGGGACTGGGGTCTCGATGCAAAGAAAGACATGTGGCAACTCCCCGCCCAGTTCGTCGGAGGCTACGCGGAACAAGACGCGGCAATGACGTTGAAGCTGTGGCGCAACCTGCAGACCCACATCACAAGGGAAGAGCTCGGGAGCATCTTCACCTTGGAGACAGGCTTGATTCCGCTCATGCTCGACATGAAAAGCCGTGGCGTTGCTGTTGATTTGGACAAGGCAGACATGGCGCGCAAGGGTCTGAGGTCCAAGGTCCAAGAACTGAAGGCCTTCATCAAACACAGGACAGGCGTGGCCATCGAACCTTGGGCCGCGGATTCCGTCCGGCAGGTGTTTGACTCTCTCAATCTTCAGTATCCCGAGACCGAGGCCGGAGCGCCGTCCTTCACGAAGCAGTTCCTCAACGCTCACCCGCACGAAGTCGCTGGAGCCATCGTGAAATTGAGAGAGTTCGATAAGGCTGACGGCACGTTCATCGAGACGATCCTGCAGCATGAGCACAAGGGCCGCATTCACTGCGAGTTTCATCAGCTGCGAGGCGAAGATGGGGGCACAGTGACGGGGCGGTTCTCGTCCTCGAACCCCAACCTCCAGCAGATTCCGGCTCGCGTCCCGGAGCTCAAGGCCCTGATCCGCGGTCTGTTCGTCCCGGAGCCCGGAGCGCAGTGGGGTTCCTTTGACTACTCCTCGCAGGAGCCGCGCCTCCTCGTCCATTTCGCAGCCAGCCTTCCGGACTCGATGCGTGGTCCGGTGCTCAATCGAATTGTTGACGAGTACAACCGAGCGGACGTTGACCTGCACCAGATGACCGCTGACATCGCGGGGATCAGCCGCAAGGAAGCGAAGGCCGTGAACCTCGGCATCATGTACGGCATGGGCTTCGCCAAGCTGGCCAACGAGCTTGGTATTTCCGTCGAAGAGGCTAAACGGATTATGTCCGAGCACGAGGATAAGGTTCCTTTCGTTCGTCAGCTAGCAACACTTGCTTCCAAGCAGGCGGAGAAGCACGGACAGGTGCGCACGCTGCTGGGCCGGAAGGGACGATTCCATCTGTACGAGCCGTCTCACTGGAGCACGGAGTACAAGAAGCCCCTCCCTCTGGAAGATGCCCGGAAGGAGTATGGACCGTTCGTCAAGCGGGCTTTCACCTACAAGGCCCTGAACAAATTGATCCAAGGCTCCGCCGCGGACCAGACCAAAAAAGCGATGGCCGATTGCTACGCGGAGGGACTTATTCCTTCTCTCACTGTGCATGACGAGCTATGCTTCTCGGTAGAGAGCCCCGAGCAAGCTGACCGGATCAAAGAGATCATGGAGACTGGGGTGACTTTAAAAGTGCCCTCTAAGGTGGACGCCGAACTTGGCAGCAATTGGGGAGAAGTTGGATGAACTTTAAGAAAGACATCAAGACGGTTGGGTTCAAGGACATGCACCCCGATCAAGTGGCTTCGTTCGTCGCTCTCACCGACGTCCTGTTGCGCCTTGCCGAGCAGTTTGAAGACGAACGCGTTTTTGAACACGCACTCCAGACAGCGGACGATGCTGTCGTTCTTTTCGGAGGGATGGGCATCGAGGTTATTAACGAAACCAGTTACTGACCCGAGAGCCGCTGTGCGATCCCGAGGTTTCGAAGTGCTGAGGACGGGTTGCTCCCGAGCAACTCAAGCGGAGGAGGTGCGGAACCAGCTGGCTGTGACGCGGGTCGTGGGCCCGGATCAGCTGGCGCTGGACCGATAGCCGGGGCGACAGGAGCAGCCAAGAAATCAGCGATCAAAGCACGGGGCCGTTCGGTTGCTCCCATGCGAACAAGGTTAGCCAACGGCTTAGTCTCCCCGCGGTCCACAGATGAGCGAAGTTGCTGTCCCATCCGAGACCTGACGAGAGCATTGATCTGCTGAATAGGAAGACGGGAGGTCAGTCGTGTGCGGCCTTCCTCGTTTAGCTGCCGAACCACCGTAAGAATGGTTTCTTTGGATGCAGGGCGGGGGTAGAACGTCCCGTTGATGATGTTGTTTGCCTCCGCGGCACCCATGCCCGCACCTTTAGTAAGTTGCCTAAAGATAACCTTACGAGACGTACCCAGCCGCATCGCGGACCGTGCTTCAGCGTGCAAGTTAGACTGGATGCGGTAAAGATTGTCGAGATAATCGCCAAAACCGGACACCATTTCCTCTGGAGCGCGATCCGCCGCTGTCATCAGGCGGTTGGCGGCGCCTCGCGCCTGACTGCGCAGATCGGTGTACTCTTCTCCGTTGAACGTGAAGTCCCTAGCTAGGTTGATCTCCAGAGGCGTAAATCCTGTAAACTGGCGGGCAAGTTCTTCGTAGGTGTCAAACTCTTGGCCTCGGCTACCGGGAGTATTAAACAGCGCGCGGCTCAGACGGCCGGGGCGGATGTCTCCCCCCGATTCATCGAGGAATAAACTTAAATAGGCCGGCATCAGCCCATCCACGATGTGGTTAAATCCGGCGGAGACTTGATCACCAAGAGGGTCAACTTCGCTGTACAACGTGGCCCCTGTAGCGGTTTGACCACCGCGACCAATACCCAAACTCATAGGTCCGGACTCGGGAAGGACATCTCGAATACGCTCAAAAATAATCGCTTCTGATGCGAACGGGTCAGAGTAACCTGAAAACGCAGCCCAGACAGCGTTGGTGTACTGCGCCACAGAGTCCGCACCCAAGGAACCCTGTCGAGTATACTCTTCCAGCGCCGCTCGAGCGGGGTCGAGAACGAAACCGTAGGGGGCAACGTAACTTAAATCGATTACTTGGACACGGCCCTTTTCATCATTACTGATGGGCACCAGCTGGTGGCCGCGTAAGTAATCTTGCGACAGCATCTTCAGCGAGTCCATGTCGTCTTCGGACAGCCCCGTCGAGCGCATCCCCGCGGTAACCATGGCTTCTGGAACCGTGCTCGCCATGGCGATGAACCCTGTCAGGCGCTGCGCTCCGAGGGTCCGGATGTTTTGCTCCAGAGCGCGGACGCCCGTTTCTCCGAGACCCCCACTGGCTACGTCGGAACGTAGTGCCGAGGATTGCGGTACGGTAAACGACATCTCACGGAGCGCATGCCCGACGGTGTTGATCGAGTTACGAATGTTTTCCGAGGCAAAAGATGTGAAGTTACCGAACAGGGGTATCCGGTCCAACGACCGGACAAAGGTGCCGATGCGCCGATAGTTTGGCATAGTGTTTTTGACGATCTCAGAGGCCATCACTTCGACAGGTGTCAACTCCTCGATCACGCGCGAGCTTGTGCGGGACACCATTCCGGAGTCCATGAACAACTGCATAATTTCGTCGAGTTGAGGGGAGGGCCGAGTCGTGTTGGGTACGCCCGACTTAGCCAGTGCCTCGACAAGCTTGGCCTCCTCCGCCATGACCGCCGCGGCCTTGAACACATTGTCCGTGTTCTCTGTCAGTTTTTCGAAGGCCTTTATGATCCGCCCGTAGATGTTCATACCCTTCAGGGCTTTCGGGTCTTCAACGGCCTCGATTACTTTGGCTGCTTTCCCTGAAAAACCTAGGTTCTTGCCCTCGGAGATGTAGTCCTTAATGGCAGACACCAGCAAGTTGCTGTTTTGCGTGCCAGAGAGCTCAAGTTTTCGAAGCAAACGGCGTTGACCCTGCGGGGTGAGGTCCGCGAGATCACCGAACAATGTTTGGAACAAAGCGCCGGGGTCCATGTTCCGAGGCACGTTGGCGTTGCCGACGAGGAATCCAAACGAGCCCATGATGTCCCGGACCCGAGAGGCGGGGTTCGGGATGATCAGGTTCTTTTGTGACAAACCACGCATTTGGCTGAGAATCGCGGCAACCTCGCTTAGAGGGTGTTGGTTCAATGAAAGAGGAGCGGTGATGGCGTCGTACAGTTCGCGCGGCACGAACATTCCGGACATCGCCCCGTACTCTCCGCCAAAGACCCCTCTACCGACCGTGTCTTCCCCTAGCTGAACGTACCCGTTTTGACGGAGAAAAGTCTCCGCTTCGGCGACCTGATCCATTCCGGGTGATACCGGTAGCGCTTGACCCGGAGGTGTCGGAGGTCTCGGAAACGCTTGCTGAAGCGCCAAAACTTGTTCCGGGGAGGTTCCCGCGCTGCCCGTGCTGCGAATTATTGCCGGGCGTTCGCCCGCGGCAACGCGTTGCAGAACCTGCGGAGAAATGCTGACGGACAAACCCGCCTCGGCCGTCTCACGGTAAAACCGAGCCGCCGCTGCCGTCGTTGCCATACGGTTGACCGTCGTGACGTACAATTGTTTCGGTTCCGTGATCTCGCCCATGAATGCGCGCAGACCCGGAGAGGCGTCTATGATGTCTTTGCGGGACACAAACATGGACTCGTCGATGTTTAGAAGAGGCCTGTCCGTAGCGACCATACCGGCCTTCTTGCCTCCCCCCGCTTTCAAGGATGCCCGCAGCTGAGAAAGAGCCGCGTCAGGGCCGACAGATGAGACAGCCTTTAAGCCCATGATCTCATATATCAACCGCTGCGCTTCATCTACGACATTCGGCGGAGCGGTCGCTCGAGTGTGCTGCCTGCCGCTCGTAAATCGTATCACTTCATCCAGAGCTCGATCGTATTCAGCGCCCGTAAATTCAAGCTTGTCGTAAAACTTCCGCGCTTCGTTAGGTTCGTGCATCTTGAACACGCGGTTTAGATATCCCAGACCCGCAGCGTTGTTTCGAGTTATCGACCGAGAAAGATTGGCGACCTGACTCGCGCGCCCCGTGTCTCCAGCGCGGCGCAACCTAGTCTCCTCTTTCCGGATTTCTCGGATCAAATTCGCTTGATAGCCTCGCCTTAGTTTGGACATATTCTCTGCGGCCGATTTGATCGGGTTAGCCCCACCAATAGCATAGTTGTCCAGTGCGGCTCTGTTTCCAAGAAGAAAGGAGAATGTGTCGTCGGCAACACGATCCATGTTCAATTGCCCGCCGCCCGCGCGACGGGCTTGCTGCGTTACCTCGATGATAGCTTTTTCTAAGGGCTCGTACTGTCGAACGGCCTCACGAAGCGCGGCATCTCCGAAAGTGACCGCGTCGTCTGCGTCTTCAAAGATTGATTGAGTGGCGCCTTTTGATGGGCTGAAGTACCGGTTAAACACTTGTGTAGCGCCGCGAATCCCGGGGAGCGTTGCAGCGCGCGCGGCACCTGTTGAGATAAAACGATTTACCGCGCCAACGGAGCGGGCAATCCCGGGACCAATGACAGGGGTCGCCATGGCCGCTCTCGTCCCCGCCGCGACACCCGTCAGTGCTGTGTCAAACGCACCACTTAAAAGAAAACCTTCGGACCCCCGACGAAGACGGTTGCGTAGCGTGCGGAAAGCATTCTCGCGGCCGGACATACCCGCTTCGTATTCTTCTGTCTGCATCAAGCTCGGCAGGAACTCAAACGTATCGGCCATAGATGCGCGGCCGTCTCGAGAGATAATAGTCTCTATCCCGCCAGAAGCGAGCGCGGTCGTGCCGATCAGGCCCGCGCGTGTTGTGAGAAGTGCTTGCGGCAAGGTTCGTCCGGCTTGAGCCGCGGTAAACGCGCCCTGCCCTACACGCTCGGCCGAACGAAGAAAGGCCCCCGAACCTTGGACCGCGCGTCCCGTGCGTGCCACAGTTCCGGCCCGACCAAGCCACCCGACCAAGGGGATAAAGCCCAGTGCAAAAGACGCGATCTCTTCTGCTACACGTCCGGCGCCGCTGTCGTCAACGTTAAGACCCAGTGCGTCTCGAACATCCTGCCCGCGATCGGTCACCCAACGCTCCGTCTTAGTGTCAAACACCACGTCGACGCCCATGGCGCCAAGACCAACAAGGCCCTCAACCGTGCTCGGCACCGCGGCAACAACCCCGCGACCCACATCGGCTAGCGGACTAAGAAAGGATCGGTTCTCTTCTTCGCCCGTGCGCAATTCGTAGGCTCGAAGCGCAAGCGCGCGCGCCGCTCCGTCACGGCCTTCTTCTTTCGCGTTTTGCGCCGCAGCCATAACCTCTTCGTATGTAGGGGTTTGCGAGGGTCGTTCAGCGCTGTCGTCCTCAGATGGCTCTGACGTGTTGCCCGTGCGCAATTCGTAGGCTCGAAGCGCAAGCGCGCGCGCCGCTCCGTCCCGGTCTTCTTCTTTCGCGTTTTGCGCCGCAGCCATAATTTCTTCGTATGTAGCCACTTTTGACCCCTACATAAGCGCCTGTTCGGAAGGAAGCATGTCCTCAGGAAAACTCTCGGCCGCTGTCGCTGCCTCGTTCGCCCCCGGAACCGGGAACGTCGGCACGCCCGGATAGGTACTCAACAGCCACTCATTTGCGGTCTCGGTGGCATATTTGGCCGCTCCCTGCGAAGTTGTTTCACCGACGCTGGCTGCGTCGTTAAGCGCGGCCAAATAAACTTCTTGCCACCCCGTTCTTATTTCCTCCCTGCGAGTGCTGGAAAGTTCACGCGCAGTAGAAGCTTCTGCTAGGACGCTCTCAAGGGCCGATTTGCGGAGGTCTTGGGCGCGATCACGGCGCCCAGCTTCTTGCTCCGACATCGCCTGCGTTCCGGCTAGCAAACCTGAAGCCAAGTTGGTCAAAGCATTCGGGCTTTGCCCTGCCGCAACGGCAAGGCCAATCATGGCGAACTGCATGGCACGATCGCGAGCCGAGGGCTCATCTGCGCCGAACAAGTCTTGGAAAAGCTTGATTCGATCTTCTGCGAGAGAGCGGAGTGTGGGCTTGTCTGCGCCTGCTCCTGCGCCTGCGCCTGCGCCTTCACCTTCACCCTCACCCGCACCTTCTTCCGCAGAGGGGGGCAGAAGTTCCGCGATCCGCTGCTCGTAGATCGGAACACCTGTGTCCGTGCCGGGAGCATCCGTGGCGGGAGCATCCTCCATCGGAGGCCCCTGCACCGGGGCCAGTCTCATTGGTCCGCGACCGCCCGATCTCGGGGTTGGAGCAGGTTCATCTGTTTGGATAGGCATACGAGTTTCTCTGCGTCCCGCCGAACCGGGTGGTAGAACAGGAAGACCCGTCTCAGAATCGTTAAAGCCCATCCCAACACCGAACCTATTAAAGTACATCTCACCTCCGAGATCGCTGGTCGGGAGTCCCATACGCTGACGCTCGCCGGAGGACATACTCAGCCACTGCTGGTAGGTGACAGGAGGCGCGGCCAGCGGAGAAGGTCGAACACGAGTTTCTCTGCGTCCCGCCGAACCGCTAGGCGCGACCACTTCTGTGCCGTCGGCGAAGTTTTGCACTTCGCTGGACAGTTCGGGAAACGAGGACATGATCCCGCCCATATCACGGAGCTTGGACCGGGCATCTTTGCTGGAGAAGAGCTTGCGTTGCGTCACGGACATCGAGTGGTCTCCTTGTTATTGCGCAGCACGCAAGCCGCCGATACCGGCAAGAAGCCCGCCGATTTGAGTGATCGGGCTTGGACCCGGTTGCGTTTGCGTCATTGCTCCAGATACTCCCGTCGGAGAGCCCGACAGGATATCGGCGCGGAACGCCGTCTGCTGGTACGGTGCCATCGTGCGCTGGTATTCGTTCATGCGCTGTGCATCCAGAATGGCTTGGTTGTACTGCATCTGCTGTTGGCCAATGCCCTGCATCAGCGACACGTCAGAGCCAACGCCCTGCTGCGCCTGCTGACCGAACGCAGCCTGCTGCTGGCCAAGGTTGCCAAGGCCGAGCCCGAGTTGTCCAACCTGCCCTGCACCTTGCAAGCCCAGCTGACCGTACGAAGTACCGAGGGTCCCGAGCCCCTGACCGATCTGGCTGGTAAGACCCGCCCCGGACATCTGCCGTGCCTGCTGCTGTTCAAAAGCAGTCTGTGCCTGCTGCTGCGCGCCCGTGTAGCCTTGCTGCCGCAACTGCGACGTGGTCCGAGCTAGCTGGTCCGAAATGTTCCGTGCCGCCTCAGAACGAGCAACGGCTTCGCGCCCTCCGCCATAGGCACCAGACCCGACAGCTGAGGCGCCGACCTGTTGACCCATTATTGCGGCTTGCCGCGCGGCGTCCTGTTCGGTGGCCCGGATGACCTCGTCAGTGTAGGGGTTCATGTATGACTGGTAGGACGAGGGGTCGTAGCCTTGAGTTGCGCCCATCGCGGTCTGGGCGCCAAGGCCCATCATGTCCGCGGCCGCGGTTTGATACGGGGTTGCTCCCTGCATTGCTCCGCCGACCGTTCCAAGAGCGCCTTGCAGTGCTCCGACGCCGCCCGCCGTTGTCTGCGCGCCCTTCTGGAGATACGGTAAATACGATCCGACCCCTGAGGCGCCGATGTCGTAGGCGTTGCGCATCGCCGGGTCTTGGCCCGCGACTTGGTATTCTGGTAGCTGCGCGCCAAGGTCCGTCCCTGTCGTCAGCTGGTAGGCCTGCTCGGCGAGGCTGAGAACATCGCCGCCCTCGGCATAACCTTGAACGGGGCCACCGTCAGCGTACAGGTCACGCACCGTTCCCGCAGCGCCCTCAAGACTGCCGCCGGGTTGGAAGTACGCCGGGAGTATTCCTGTCATCGCCTCCGCCGGGAGTGAGCCGCCGTAAAGGTGAGCCTGAAGAACCGGGTCGAGTTCGGTCTTCGTGGTTTGGTTGATCGTCTGGGATTTAGGCGCGCCCATGGACCCGACCTCCTTTTTCAAACTCACGCATCATGCGGTAGAGGCGCGCGGCGCCCTCGGCTCGGTCACCGTTACCAGCACCGCGCACGGCATTTTCAGTCATCACGAACTCTCCGTCCGAGAGCCGAGCTTCTTGGACAGGGCGACCGTCCTGATAGATTGTGGCGGGGATGGAATCACTGCGCCCGGTCCCCGGACCTTCGATGTATCCGCCTTCGCGGAAGTTTACTTGGCTCATCGGCATGGGCATCATCGGGTTCATCTGAGGAGTCATCGGACTCATTTGCGGCGAGCCGCTGAACAGCTTCATACCCGGAGATTCTGCGCTCTGTTGTGGAAGCGTGCCCATTATGCCCCCCGATTGTTGGCGGTTTCCGCGCTGAACTTCGGTGTTCATTGGAGCCGGGGCGGCGGGGGCCGAACCTTGATTCATGGCAGCTTTGCCTATGCGCATCATGTTCTTCGGAGTGAACAAGCTCGATTGCGCAGCAGCGGCCTTCGCTTGTATGGCCGCGTCCATGCCCGCTTTCTTTGCCAGCACGTCCGCGCCAGCAAGATTCCCCGCAAGTCCTACACCCGCAGGGGCGGCTTTGACGGGTGCGCCGAGACCCAGCATGCCCATTATGCCTCCCCCGGCGGTGGCAGCAGGAGCGGCGGCAGCGGCAGCGGCCGGAGCAGCAACCGCTTTCAACGCGGCTCCGCCTTTCAGGGTCGCAGCGGCGGCGGGGGCGAGCGCCGTAAGACCTCCGGCAGCGGCCGGAGCAAGTGCAGCCGCAGTACCTGCAGCAGCGGCCGGAGCAAGTGCAGCCGCAGTACCTGCAGCAGCGATCGGCGCAGCGGCGGCAGCGGCACCGCCACCGAAGAAGGCAGCGAGAGGAGCGAGGAAAGCGGGGAATGCCACAGTGACGAGTCCTTAGCTTAGTTACAACTTTCGAACTGCGCCAAACAAATTGGCGTTGGATGGATACTACAGAATAAGCGGCCGCAAGGCAATCTTATGTGGCTACCTTCACCGTCCCCGCGTCGTTGTACAAGGTCCCCGGTTCGAGGCCCGAGGCTGACGTAGGCAGTTCCGTCAACGTCACGTTCGTGAAACGACCGAGTCCGGGGTTGGCCTGCTGATCGAGAAACACCGAGAAAGCTCGAACGAGCTCGTTCATATACCGGCGATTATACTCCGGCGGAGGTACGGGGAAGAACGGGCGTGCGAGGTTTCTGGACATCAGCGTCTCCCGTCTGTACGAAGATCGGCCCGCGGGGTGCCGAGGCGCCATGTGGTGTTGAGATCGACCGAGTCGACCCGGAACTTCATCTGCCTGCCGCGCAGCCTCAAGTATACCTGCTCCGTGAACAACTCGATCGGAGTGGAGGCGGTGCGCGTCGTAGCGTCAGAGTCAATCTGGCCGTACGAATCTCCCGGGCCGTCCGACGCCGAGACGGTCAGGGTCACCTGCGGGCTCGTCGCGGTCGACTGGCCGAAAGTTACGTCAGGCAGAAGTCTGGACAAAAACGCAAACTGATCCCCCTCCCCGACAGTGAGCGGGCTAGACTCAACGTAAGAAGTGATGGGGGAGAACGGGTCGGTGGAACCGTCGTTGAGTCCCGTTTCGTGGTAGTACAGGTAGTTCTCATCCGCCGCCAGCGGGACAGCGCCCGCGGCGCGGTCAACCCATGCCGAGCGAGACAGGGTTCCGGTGTACCAAATCTGTTGCTTGTAATTATAGACCACATACCGGTCGCATTCACCGGACAAGCTGCATGGGTAGAACCACCAAATCTCGCTGAACTCGACGTTCGACCCGCACACCACTTTATACGCGCCTTCCTGATCCATCGTGTCAAAGACGTAGTTCAATACGGGGCAAGGAATCTCTTGCACCGCGCCGTCAAAGACGTAGAACACCCGGTCACCCATCCAGTAGACCGCGTCATCAACAGCCGTCGCCGCCTTCGGGGAAACGACTGACGTGTTACGTGACACCATGTTGATGCCGAAGGTGAACGGAGGCCCCAAGTATTGCATCGCGTACAGCGACGTGTCCGTGAACACCAATGTCTGCTGACGTGTCTCAACACCCAGAACGATCTCAGAGCCGTTGCCCAAGCGAAGTGATCCTGCTGTCGTGGTGGCTGTGATCTGCCAGTCGGTGTAGTCCTCTTGGTCGGAGAACCGGATAAGCATCGGATCAAGGTCCGAGCTCCCAACATCGTTGACACCAAAAGCAATGACGTGACGGTCTCGATCCGAAACCATGACTTGGTTGGCCTTGGTCGGAATGTCCGTGCCGGAAAGTGTCGAGATGTCGACCGCGCGGCTTGCGGTTCCTGCGGAAGTATCCCAGACAAAAATAGGACCGCCCCGCCGATTGATCAGAATGTCTTCGCCGAAAGTATCGTGGGACCACGTTTGGATTTGAGACGTGCTGATGCCGCCGGACAGCGCGGCGTCATTCCAGCCCTGCCGGGACCATCCGCCCGCGCCCCACCCGGTGCCCACCGAGGTGGTGTCAGACACCGTGTTGACCTGATAGGCGCCCACGACGCTTGACCCGCCGTTTCCGGTGTCCGATGCGTTCGCAGGCAGTGCAGTGTAAGACAACGCCCCGTCAACCGTGATGCTTGCAATCGAGGTCCCCGCTGCGCGAGCCGTGATTGTGAAGGCGTTCCCGCTGACAACGGTGTCGATGCGGTACTCTTGGTTCAACACGGCCGCTGTAATAACCCCGCCAAGAGAAGCCGCGCCGCTGAACGTCACATAGTCGCCCTCCGCCGCGCCATGCCCTGTTTCGGTGACGGTGATCGTGGCTGACCCATTAGAGGCGCTGAACGTCACGTCCCCTGCCGCTGTCGTCAAGCGCAGAGGGGTGATATCAAAGTATGATCCGCCCTCTTCGACGTAATACTTTATGTTCGTGCCGACACCCGTGCGCTTCGATCCAGCAAGATCGAACCATGGCAACAGCGCTCGGCACGTCCCGAGGAAACTGTTGTTCGACAGTTTTTGCCAGCCCCCGATCTTCTCTGGGAAGCCGAGTGTAAATCGAACCTTGTCGCCATCGCGCCAACCGCCCTCGTTGGCGTACGCGGTCGTGTCTTTCACGAAGCCGGGTCTAAACTGGAGCTTGGTCAGCGGCATGTTAAGTCCCCGCGAGCTTAAAGAAGGCTGCTTTTGGTAGGATAATCCTGTCCGCGCCCAGAGAGTACGTTATGTCTTGGTCGGTTCCCGTCAGGTTCCCAATGACCGCTACTTGGACATTGTCATACCACCAAGTGTTGTAGTGCAGAAGAAAGGTAAGGCTGGCGTTCGTTCCAAAATTGAGCAGGTCTGAGTAGGTGTCTGGGTTGCCTTGTATAAGGACCAGCGCAAACATCCCTCCGGGGATAGTTAGGGTTCCCGTCGCGCCGAACACGGAGCTTCTCGAATCGGCCTCCCAACTCCCCGGCAAGAGGATTATTCCGCCTTTGTTGTTGAGTTGCGTGGCGGAGCTTCCGCCCTGAAAGTCCACGCTCGCAGTCGTCGTGCTCGCCGTCAGTGGTGTCGTAGCCTTAAACACCCGATACGAGGATCGGTAGGTCTTTCCGTTATCCGACGTGGACGACGTTTGATACATGAAGGCGTTGACCGCCGTGGCGGCGGCACCATTGATCTTAGGGTCTTGCGCAACATCGTCTGTGTTCGATGACTGCCACGCCAGAGCAGTCGTGGTGGACAAACCAAGGCTATCCGCCTGAGAACCCGCAGTGAATGTGCTGTCGCTCGTATCCCCGTTTCGGAACACGTCGGTGCGGGTGGGTTGTTCCGGCGAATTACCGAAGGTCTGCGTGGCACTAAAAGTGTACATGCCGCCGGAATAGTTGCTGGGGTGCGACGACGCATACGACCCAGCGTTCGCCGCCATTGCGGTGAAGATGTCGCCAGCAGAGACGCGTGACGCCGCCGAGAAGATCGGGAACGGAAACGTCACTGAAGAGCCTCGATCAACAGAGACGTGAAGCCGTTGATCTTGGTGATGTAGGCGAAGAAATCATCCCCGTTTGTGGTGGTCAGATTACCGGTCCCCGTCGTCTTGGAGAAGCCCGAGGTAGAGATCGCCCCCGCAGAGGCATTGTTGGTCACTTGGACGATTATGGTGTAGTCGCCTGACGCGGTCGGCGCGGCGAGCGTGAACGCCCCGCCGTTCACGATCCGCTTCAGATTCCCGCCAGCAGGGGCCGGGGTGTATGTGCCGCTGGACTTCGTGCCGTCGTTGTCGGCGGTCGCGGTGTATCCGGCAGTCAGATTGTCGTCGGTGTCTGCCTTGAGGATTTCCGCGTCTGCGGCTTCTTTCGCATCCAGCTGCGTCTGAATCGCACTTGTGACGCCGTCCGTGTAGTTCAACTCCGTCACGGTGGCCGTGATGCCATCCAGCGTGTTGAGTTCTGCCGCGGTGGCCGTCAATGTGTTGTAGCTGGTCAGCGACCAAGTCACGCCGTCCAGAATATTGAGCTCCGCCGCAGTGGATGTGAGCGTGTTGTAGCTGGTCAGCGACCAAGTCACGCCGTCCAGAATATTGAGTTCTGCCGCAGTGGATGTGACACCCAACGAACCGAGCACAGTGTTCCCGCTTTCAACGACCCATGTAGAGCCGTTGCCCACGATGAAGTTGCCGTCCGTGACGGCCAAGTCCCCGATTGCGTTAAGCGTTGAGCCCACGAGACCTGCACTGACATCCACGACCTCGGCGCCGCTACCCGCTCCGTCGGAGTAAACGACCTTTGTTTTGCCAGCAGGGATGTCGACGTTCCCGCCCGACCCTTGCGTCATCGTCACCGTTTGGTTCGATGTGTTGTAAATCGTGTATAAGCGTTCGATAGTATTCGGGTTGATCGTCACCACACAGGTGGACCCCGGAGTCCCGGTGAACTTAATCACCGAATAGTGGCCCTCGGACAAGGCGCCGGATGTCGACGTTGTCAACGTGTGCGTGGACCCGGTCAAGGCAATAGCCCCCACCTGACTCGTCAATCGATCGACGATATCCATGTTGTCGTTTACGGTGTCACCCCAGTTGCCGACCTGTTCGCCGTCCGCGGGCTTTTCGATTGCGACGTTGGTTGTGTATGAACTGGGCATGCGCCTCTCCTACGGGCTCCAACCGCACAGCTGCTCGCCGAGCGTGTTGTGTGACAGTATCTGTTTTACCGTGTCTTGGGTCAACACGTCTTGCGTGGATGGGCGAATCGGAGTCGCCCAATCACACGATTTAGGGCTCACGCATCCAGCGAGACAAAGCATCAGTCCGCTGATCGTCAGACATACCGAGAATCTCATCGTCCACTTCCTTTCTCGCCTGCGCCGCTTTGAGGGCGGCTTGCAACGATTTCATCACGGCACGGCGTTTCTCGGCGTTTCGGATGTATAGGATGCCCGAGCCGACGGCCGCGGCCAGCACCATTGCCAGCAGAGCGTAACGCCCAAGCCGAGAGCCAATCAGCCACGTCATCTATCGCCCGCTGCCCATTTTTTAATGCGCTCTTGCATGATCCAGATCAACGCAAACGCGCCCACACAAGCCGCCACGATGATCACGATCTGGGCAGTGCCATCCAGTGCAGAGACAGCCGTCGCAACGCCCGTTGCACCAGAGACCGCCGCTGCCGCAGAGGCTTGGAGGGTGGTTGACTGCGCCGGATTGGTGCGCTCTTCGTCGGCCTCGATGCGCACGGGCGGGTCGCTCGCGTCAGTTTTTAGGAACAGGTCATGCTCTGCCGCGCGCCGGCGCACCAAGCCTTGCAGGACTTTTCCGCCCGCCTTGTTGAACCACGTCAGCGCCTCGGCAGCGCCCTCCATGTCGCCCGCATTGAACCGCTTCAGACATGTGGATTTTCCGAAGGCGCTAGGTCCGATGTTGTAGGCCAGAGAAAGCATCGCTGCGTATTGGTTATCCGTTGGTAAACGCGTCATCAGGGGAAGAATAAGATCACTGAATTTATCAAGAGTCCTGCGCAGGTACATCTCCGCATCTTCTTCGCTGATGTTCATGTTCTCTTCGACGACGATCCCAACTCCCGCGCGGGTAGTCGTTCCGTATCCGATCGTCCAGACATCGGCAGGGCACTTGTACGCGGTCAGGCGCAGGCCCTCGAAATGTTTGATGAGGTCTAGCCCCTCTTTGTTGATCGGTCTCATGTTAGGCAACCTTCTGTGTCCACGTACTTCCCGGTGCAGGACTTATATCAGACCAGCCGCCGGTTGTAGAGGGGGTGACGCCGGACCACCCATCCGAGGCGCCCGTTTGCACTTCGGCCCAGTTCGCGGCCTGCGCCGGACCAATGCCAGACCAGTTGGGGTCTTGGTCTGGGAGGATCGACCCCCATACCAGTACGCGGCCGACAGCGCCAGCGGCCGATACGCCCGTGAGCGTGAGGCTTACGCCCGTTCCCGTTGCGACGGTGACAGAGCCGACTTCACCAGTGGCCGATACGCCCGTGAGCGTGAGGGTAGCGTCCGCCGATACTGCGACAGTGCCAACAGCGCCCGTGGCCGATACGCCCGTTAGAGCGACCAGCGCATCTGCGTCGGCGAGGGCGGCTAGGGGTTCGCTCGCGAGAGGGCTGAAGCCGAGCATTCTTTAGGGCTCCTGCGGCCAGATCACATTGTAGGGAAAGCCATCTTGATTCGTAATGTCGCGCAGTGCTTGGCGATAATCCAACCAGACCAAGGGAATTTGCACACCCAAGCCATCGCGAGCGTTTTGATCGATCGCTTTTGCCGTGGCCCAATCCGTAGCGTCTAGCAAGTCGTCGCGTTGATTGCGTACACGGGCTTTTGCCTCTGCTTCTGGTAGGTTGCTGATCGTTTTTCGATTAACAACACGATTTGCTTCAACGATTATTTCATTTGTAATTACGGTTAGCGGATAGGTGCTGATGTCTATGGTTTCGTCAATCATTTCTACCACGGAATCTACCCCGTTAATGTACCCTGCGACGGGCGGCGAAACGCGCTGACCATCAGCAAGGTCTACCCAGCCTTTATGTTCAAGGTAACGGCGAATGAGTTTGCCGTTTCGAATGTGTGCAAGCATGTCTGTGTCCTACCTTAAAGCTATTGCGTGAGCGCCAAGGCGATCGCTGGAAGGGCTGTCCGTAATGGTGATTGAGTGTGAGGTCGCAGCAGAAGCAAACTCGCGACTCGCGGAACCATATCTACGACCATTCACGCTAACATCAGCGTCTTCATCTA